GCGTCTTCGAATTACAACGCTACGATCGGAGCTCGACCACTTATATTAAAATGGGATTTGGTGTGTGTGCTCGTAGTTTTCACGATTTGTACTTGTCGGCGGTCGTTGGCTCAATGGTACTAATTGTGGCTTGTGGTGTTATACGCTGAATGATACGTCTTCGAATTATAACGGCAACTACGGAGCTCGACCACTTATATTAAAATAGGGACTTGGTGTGTGTGTTTCGTTATCTTAAGCGATTAGCTCGTGTCGGCGGTTGTTGGGTAGACTCTAGTTATTGTGGCTTGTGGTGTCTTAATGCTAACAACGCGTCTTCGAATACGTGGGAGAACAACGGAGCTCGACTACTTATCATTAAATCCTTACACATCATTTTCCATAGCGCTTGCTAAAAATTAGTCGTTCTGGGTGGGTTTAGTAGGTTTATCTTCATTATGAAATTTCTCGAAAGACCTGCAGGCAAATATAAGAATTTTAAAAGGACCAGGAATTATGAAAAGAAAAGGTAACATTTATGAAAATATCACAAATTTAAACAATATTGAATCTGCTATTTATAAAGCAGCTAAAGGTAAAGGATCTAGAAAGACTGTTGAAAAAATACTCGACTCTCCTACATATTACGCTTTACAAGTACAAAAAGCATTAAAAGATAAAACGTATAGACCTAGTCCATACGTTGAAATGAAAATAAGAGACGGTGCTAATAAAAAAGAAAGAATTATCTTTAAGCCGCGCTTTTACCCAGACCAGGTTATTCACTGGGCTTTAATGTTGCAGATAGAGCCGCTTATTATGCGTGGCATGTATGAGTTTTCTTGCGCTAGTATCAAAAATAGAGGTATTATGCGTGGCATGAGACATTTAAAAAAGATATTAGTAGCTGATAGAAAATATACTAAATATTGTTTAAAAATAGATATTAAGAAATTTTACCCTAGTATTGACAAAGAGATTCTAAAAAATAAATTTCGTAAGATTATAAAAGATAAAGACACTTTATTTCTTATTGATCTAATTATTGACAGTAGCCAGGAAGGTCTACCTATAGGCAATTTTACGAGTCAATGGTTTGCGAATTTTTATTTACAGGATCTAGATCATTTTATAAAAGAACAATTAAAAGTTAAACATTATATAAGATACATGGACGACATGGTATTATTCTCAAACAACAAAAAAGAATTAAGAAAAATCAAAATAGAAATCGACAACTTCTTAAGTAAAGAAAAGTTACGTATTAAAGAAAACTGGCAACTTTTCAAAACAGAGTCTAGGCCTATTGATTTCTTAGGTTATCGTTTCTATCGTGGGTATACTACTCTTAGAAGAAGCAATTTCTTAAGAATTAAAAGGCGTGCTAAGAAAATGGCTAAGAAAGATCATATAACCTATCACGACGCAGCAGCCATGCTTAGTTACAGCGGTTGGTTAAAACATTGTAATTCATTTAATTATCAACAAAAATACATAAAACCGTATGTTAATTACAAATTGTGTAAGGAGGTTATAAGAAATGAAAGTAAAAAAGGTAGAAAGCACAATAAGACCTGGTAACTTTAGAATTGGAGAATTAAAAGGCAACCTAATTGAGGTTGCTTTTTTTGACGACATAGAAGAAGTTACTAGAACAGAAGAAGACGGTACAGAATATACTTTATATTCTTATTACGTATATAAAATGCAGATTATCAACAGAGACGATTTAGAAGCTTATTTAAACGATAATATTGATACATGGCTACAATTAGCTAAAAACAATTTTATCGCTGAAAAAGCAGCAGAAATAAGAGCAATAAGAGACAAATTACTTGCTGAGAGTGATAAACATGTCCTTATTGATAGATTAGGTATAGCCGTACCAGAAGAAATTAACGCCGTAACTATGTTAGGTGTAATAAAAGATTTATTTAGCTCACTTGGAAACGTTTTAAATGGTAATTGGTCTAGATATAGACAACAATTAAGAGATATTACTAAACAAAAGAATTTCCCATTTGAAGTAGATTTCCCTACTAATCCAGAAGAAAGTAAAGAAAATAACGAATAATGGAAAGTTCGACTATGATTTCAATAGGTTTAGTTTTTACTATTCTAGGTGGTATTATAGGTTATGCTACTTATTTAATGAATAGTAAGAAAAACGTTAAACAAGAGACTAAAGAGGACGTGGCTATGTCTACTAAGCTAGACACAAAATTAGATATGATTAGTAAAAATATTGACGAGATCCGATTAGATAATAAAGATTTCAATAAAACAATACACCAACTAGGCGAGAGATTATCAGCGGTAGAATCGTCTACTAAATCAGCGCACCATAGAATAGACAATTTAGAAGAATTACACAGAAAGTGAGGAGTTTAAATTGGAAAATAATTTATTAACTATTCTAATGTTATTAGCGGTGCTAGGAGCGCTTTATTTAACTAATACCGTATTAGGTGCGGTATTAGGTAGTCAAGCTACTAAATTCGAGTGGAAAAAGATAGGAAAAGGAACGTTAAAAGCGTTTCTTTTTTGTTTATGTTTTATAACATATTGCTTCTGTTTAGAAGTATTACCTATCATTTTAGCAAGAATAGAGATTACTGTTCCTAATGACATAATAACATTTTTAGAAATTGTAGGAATAACTTTAACGGCGTATAGAAAATATGCTTTAGACTGTTATTCAAAAATAAAAGATATTTTAGGTATCAACTCTGTCGACTCAGAGTTAGATATAGATAAAGATAAGGAGGAAAACTAACATGGAAGAAAAAAACACTCAAGAACAAATAATTGAAGTTGAGTACAACAAAGAATTAGTCGAAGAATATAAAAATAACTATATTCAAGACGTCGAAGGTATGGGCGCTGGCGAAGACGCTGAGCCATACGGAGTACAAACAAATTTCAACACAGATACTGTCAATGAACTTTTAGGGGAAGGAGCTGAAATTGATGACGAATATAAGAACAACTAAGCCAGGAGCTGGTAATAAATATTTTATTCGTAAAGCTAACGGCGGTTACTCTACATGTATTCAAGGAAAGCCAACAGACGCTAATTGTAATGTTTTAGCTAACTGTGTAGGTTATGCTTGCGGTGCATTTAATGAGGAGTGCAATTTAGGGTATGAAAAATACTGGTTAAATTGTAACGCTGAGAACTTTATAGAAAGAGCTATCGCGTTAGGATTATCAGTTGTAAAAGAGCCAGTTGTCGGTGGTATTATGGTATGGCAAAAAGGTGCTACTTTATCTGGTAATGACGGTGCAGGACACGTTGCTATCTGTACTAAGAAAAATAGCGATACTCAAGTTAAAACTGCTGAGAGTGGTTACGGAAGTACGGCTTTCTGGACTGCTACACGTAATAAAGGTAATGGTAACTGGGGCGCTGGTAGTGGCTATACTTATAGAGGTTGTATTGTAAATCCTGTTATAGGAATTATAAACAATACACCAACTACTAATAATGATATAGCTAATAAATCTGTTGACGAATTAGCTAAGGAAGTTATAGCTGGTAAATATGGTAACGGAGAGGACCGTAAAAAAGCGTTAGGTAGCAGATATAGCGAAGTTCAAGCTAGAGTTAATGAAATGTTAAGTTCTAATAATTCTAAGCCAGCAGCTACACCTAAACCACAACCTACAGTAGATATTTTAACTTTAGTTAAGAAAACTATTAGAGGAGATTTCGGTAATGGCGACGCTCGTAAGAAAGCGTTAGGATCTAATTATGCAGAAGTTCAAAGACAAGTTAATCTTAACTTTAAAAATGGTACTACTCGTTGGGACAATATTAAATTATATTAGTAAAATTTAAAAGAACTAGCTTCGGCTAGTCCTTTTTTTTTGCTCTTTTTTCCTTATTTTGTTTATTGCTTTTATAACTGATATGCTTATTGTAGTAGTTCATTTCTACAATTATGTTGTCAGTTAAAGAGGCCACAATATAACCTTAAGCTCAAAGTTGTCCTTTAGGTATCGTCCGCCTTTTTCTTTTTTATA